CAAGTGGTGTGGAACGCCGGCCAGTCAGCACAAACGCAGCATCTACACCGCACTCTTCAAGTGCCGCCACATAGCGCAGGTCAAGCGAATTCGCCCCCAGTTCATAGTTTTTTTGAGTCCCCCGACTCACCCCAAGAAGCACTCCAAACTCTGTTTGATTTAATCCTAAGCGCTCGCGCTCTTCCCTCAGGCGTTCACCTACTCGATCCGCTATGAGCATTTTTTTATTCACCACCATTGACTTGGTCATTTTTTTGACCAAGAATCACCCCAGACAAACGCAAACAACCACAAACGAACAGAGCAAACACTATGCCCGCCACTGTTACGCCCGAGCAAGCCCGCGCTGATCTGGATCGCAGAGGAATAAGCATTGCGGAATTCAGCCGCAAACATGGACTGAACAAAAATTTAGTCAGCGACCTATTGAACGGTCGGATCAAAGGTCGCCGTGGGGAGGCACATCGCGCCGCGGTGTTGCTAGGAATCAAAGACGGCGTGATCGAACAGTAATGGCACTGGACCACAGGGAGAAGTAGAAAATGAATTGCCAAATACTAGAAGCACGCAAGTCCACAATGAGCGCGATTGTCAGTAGTGCAGGCGGACGGGAACTCTCAGCCGCTCACCTCAACATGAAGAACGTGAAGCAGTTCGACAACCGCGCCTACCAGAACGGCGGCTGCTGTCCTCTGACCGATGCGCAGATTCACGCGCTGGAGCAAGTCGCCGGCACTACGCATTACCCCACTTACGTTGCCCGAATCTACGGCGGGTTGTTTGTGCCAATCGCCGATCCAGACCACCTGGACAACGTCGAGCTGTATGCACGTTCTGTTCAGGCTGCCGCCAAACGTGGCCTCGTTGATCAGATCATCGCAAAAGCCCTGGAAGACGGTTCGATCAACCAGGAAGAAGCCGAAGAAATACTGAACGCGCATAACCTCCATATGGCCGCCCGTCATACGGAAGTGCGAGCAGCTATCGCCTTGTATCGCAACAAATCGGGAGTAGCGGCATGAATACCTTGCCTGCAATTCAGGCGTACCAGGACGTGCTCAAAGCCGCCGCACTTACCTTCCTCGAGCGTCACCAGTGCGAACACTTGTGCAATGACCAGAAGTTGTTCGACCGTGCCGTCCAGCACCTGGTCGCGGACTTTGGCAGCCCTACCCAGATGGCGGAAAAGTTGGTGCACCTAGCCTGCAGCGACATGAACGCGATCCGTGATCGGCAGCGCTTGGACATCATCAGCAGCACATCGACGCACACCGTCATCATTGATCCTGCCACCGGCCACGCCTGGGCTATCCCGGTCAGCCTGATCTATGAACGCATCATCAACGCACCCGACAACGGGCGTTATCGCTTAGCCAACTCGTAATACCAACCCAACACATTGCCTGCCCCGCGCCCAGTGGGTTTGGGTGAGCTTTGCCTGAAGTCGAGGTTTCACGATGGAAAACGCCGTAATCATCAATGCCCAACTGCCGTCTGCACAGGCCGAAGCGTTGCTGGAGTCGCTGAAAGCGAACTATCGCCAGAGTTTCAACGAGCACTGGTATGCGGACCAATTTCGTTTCGTCGCAGACGGCAATCGACACAAAGCAATTCTCGCTCACGTCCCGGTGATGGCTGCCCAGAAACATCTGATCGGCGCGCTTTCCCTAGGCCTTAACAAAGCATTGAAACAATCATGAAAGCAGACCTACGCGAAGACATCCTGCGCCTCCTTGAGCAGGATTACGGACTCAAGCACCGCCCTGGCACCAAGTACATGCGGGGCGGTACGTGCCCGCAATGCCACCACAGGGACAACCAACTTTGGGCCCCGTTCGATGATCCAGGGGTGATCATTTGTGGCCGTCCGGTCAACTGTGGTTTCAGCATGCTGGTCAAAGATATTTACCCAGACTTGTTCTCAAACTGGAGCAAGCGTGCACCGTCTTCGTCGGACAACCCTAACGCCACAGCCCGTGCTTACATGGAGTTTGGACGCGGCTTTCTGATTGAACGCATCACTGGGTGGTTCACCCAAGAGACGTACTACTCGGACAAGCTAGGGCAAGGCACGGCGACTGTCCGGTTCACCCTGGAGCAGGGTGTGTATTGGGAGCGATTGATCGACAGGCCGGAGCGTTTCGGCAAGATGAAAGCTCGGTTCAAACGAGGGGAGACTCCCTCTGGTGGCTGGTGGTGTCCGCCGTCTGTGGATCTCGTCAATACCAAGGAGCTATGGATCGTCGAGGGGATTTTCGATGCAATCGCCCTAGAACACAACGGCATAGACGCGGTGTCGGCTATGACCTCGACCAACTTCCCGGTCGACGCCCTGAAGGAGTTAGCCCGCCAACGTGGGGGAAAACTTCCGGTTCTGGTCTGGGCGCTCGACAGTGAGCCTCAAACGCAATCCTATACCAGGCAGTGGGTTCGCCAGGCTCGGGAGTTGGGTTATACCTGCCGGGCAGCACTGATCCCTCAGACAGGTCGGAAGGTAGATTGGAACGATCTGCATCTGCGATGGAAATACGAGGACGACACGCAGAAACGCGAACAGCGCCGAGCGAACGATTTGAAGAGTGCCCGCTACCACGGCGATTTGCTGTTGGCTGAATCTCCCAGGGAGAAAGCGATACTCATCCATGAGGCGGATAAAAAATCGGAGTTCTCATTCGAATTTGCCAACCGCTTGTACTGGGCCAAAGTTGATCAGCACAAGCTGGACGAGGAACAGAAAGCGATCGTCAATAGCGAGGACGGCGACGATCAGCTACTGAACGACAAGGCTGCCAAGCGCAAGGCACTGGATAGCGTTCTCTCGTTGCGCCAGCTGGCCAACTGCAATTTCGAGGCGCTGTACAAGCAGGTCAACGAGTCAACTGGCGAAGCGTGGTACTACGTGCGTATCGACCCACCGAACGACGGCCCTTCCGAAAAAATCACCTTCACGCTGAAACAGTTTTCGTCCAGCAGTGAGTTCAAAGCACGGCTTCTGTATTCGAGCGGGTCCTGGCTCGGGGCACAGAAACACCTCGATCAGATCGTCATGCAGCAAACCGAGGGCATCAAGTCCGTCGAGACCATTGATTTCGTGGGGTACAGCAAGGAACACAAAGCCTACATCTTCAATGACATCGCCTGCCACAACGGGGTGCTCTACAAAGCGAACGCCGAGGACTATTTCGAGTTCGGCAGGAGCCGGGTGAAGTGCCTGATCAAGAACGTAAAGATCACGCCTAACCCGGACGCAAAGGGATACAGCAACGATTGGCTGCAGAAGCTTTGGCTGTGCTTTGGAGCGAAGGGGCTGGTTACTCTGTCGTTCTGGTTTGGCTCCCTGTTCGCGGAGCAGATCCGGGCCCAGTACGAGAGCTTTCCGTTTCTGGAGGTGACCGGCGAACCCGATGCCGGCAAGTCCACTCTGTTGGTCTTTATCTGGAAGTTGTTCGGTCGTATCTACGAGGGGTTCGACCCATCCAAAGGCTCTGCGTCAGGCCGTAGCCGGTCAATGGGACAGGTGGCCGGAATGCCCATCGTATTGCTTGAGGGGGATCGCAACAACGACAAATCCTTTGACCTGGCCGAGCTCAAAGATCTGTTTGGTGGCGGCCTTCTCGGAGTCCGTGGAGTCAAGAACAACACCAACGAAACTTATGAGCCCGAGTTCCGCGCCACGATCGCATTGAGCCAGAACGCGCCGGTAACGGGGGAAGAGCCCATCTTGAGCCGGATCGTGAAATTGCACTTCACTAAACCGAACATCACGGATGAAAGCAGTGCTGCAGCTGACGCCCTCGCGCTTACGGAAATGAAGGATGTCAGTAACTTTCTAGTGCAGGCAATCAAGGCTGAACCCCAGGTGATGGCCAAGTTCGTGGAGCGCTATCCGCATCACCGTGAGCAACTGCGGGCCAAGCGCACCTTGGCATCGGCGCGAGTGATCAAGAACCACAGCATGATGCTCGCACTCCTGGACTGTTTGACCTTGGTGTTGCCGCTGGACGCCCAGATGATCGAGGCCGCACAGAAGGAGCTGATCAGCATGGCGCACGAACGCCAGTCTGCGATCAGCCTCGACCTTCCCGAAGTGATCGAGTTCTGGAATGTCTATGAGTATCTGGAATCGCTGAGCAGCGAGCCGATAGTCAACCACAGCAAGAAGTCGGACGTCATTGCGATAAACCTCAACGAGTTCGCCAAAGTCGCCGCCGAACACCGCCAGAAGCTGGCCGACGTCGGCACGCTGCGCCAGCTGCTGCGCGATAGCCGCTCACGGAAGTTGATCGATGCAAACCGGACTACGGATAGCGCAATTCGCAGCATTCAGCGTCGGCACAACCAAGTGAATCCGCCGCCAGAGTCGGTGAAGTGCTGGCAGTTCAAGGCCTGATCAGGAGCATGCACATGCAAATTCAAGTCATAGCGAACCCTGAAAACATCGACGTCATTAACGAAATTTATCGCCGGATTGAAAAAGAGACAGGCCGTCCTGTAGTCAACGCGGGCGCATATGGCGCCCGCGGCCTGGTGACTATTTTGTGGGTCAGGGCTGAAGGTGGCCAGCGCGAAATTCTGGCCGTGGACTGCGATCGGGACCATATCCAAGCGGTGCTGGAGTGGCGTTCCTTGATGGATGACAGCAGTGAGTTTGACGACCTGGTGATTCACCTGGTGCGAAAGGCTTCGAGTGAAACGAACGCCGGCTGAAGCCGGTTGAGAAAGGGATGTCGAGGAGTTGCACCTCCTCGACACCAACCACTGAAAGGAGCAATCCCATGCGAGGAAATACCCAACTCAGCAGCGAAGTGAAGGCTACCACATCGCCCGAACAAAGCGCTCAGGCTACCCGCCATCTGATGACGATCCGAATAGTCGGTACCGCGCTTTTCGAGTACCAGGTGCGCAAAACCACCGATGCCCGAATCCGCCTTGAATCGCTGGCCAGCATGGCCCAGGCACAGGGCGACCTGACCGACGTCGAAGCGCTTGTCGTCGCCCAGGTACTCGCCGCCACGACCAACTCCATCCAGCTACTGCAGGGCCAAAGTCATGTCTGAGCAACCCAATATCAAGCGCTTCAAAGTGAGTGAATCCTGGAAAGAATACGAGGTGCTGCTCGAGGTAAATCTCGATGTGTTGACGCCTGAGCGTGCAGCAATGATCAATAACTATCTTTCCGACGAGCAAACCAGGCTGATGGATGAAGACGGTGATGTCATACGCGTCGCAATCCGACTGGCCGGCTCGAGCATGATCAGGATCATGCTCGAGCAAGGCGGAGCAGGTTTCACCCCTACCTTCAAAAACGTGTTCGGCGAAAACCCGGGCGCTGTTTGGACGCATGACCTCCACAGCACTGAGGGTTTTGGCGGATGTGAGGCGGACGAAAAGCCATACGGCTGGTGCGGCATTCGGGTGATCGGCGCCGAAGTTGACGTGCCTGGTTATTACGAGGTCGAACTGACTGAATCACCAGTCGAGAAGGAAGCCTGACCATGTCGGCAACAAAAAGAATCCGCTCCAGGCGTTTTTGGACCACCCACGAAGTCGCACTGCTTGAGCGTCTTTATCCAGATCTCGCCACCGTCGACGTCGCGGCTCGCCTCGACCGAGCCTTGAGTGCGGTGCATTACAAAGCGAAGGCCTTGGGCGTGAAGAAAAGCCAAGTCTTTCTGGATGGCCCGCTCTCGGGCCGACTGGATGGTGTTCGAGGCCAAGCCACACGGTTTCAAAAGCGCAAGGGGGTGGCGAATGATGGCCGAGAATAGTAAGCGCTTTCCCTGGAATATCGACCACACCAGCGTGTGCGATCAGTGCGGAAAATGGCGCGCCCAGGGTAGCCATGTGAAATGCAGCAAGCTTAGACAGCAGATGAATGCCCACCTGCGCCAACAACGTCAGAAGCAGTAACGCAAGTCCACTAGAAAATCCACAGCACCATACTAGGCCCGGAGACGGGCCTTTCTTTTTTTCAGCGTCACACTATCGCTATACAGTTTGCAGCGTAAGGACACATATGAGCGGCGTCGAAGCTCGGGGTAATTCAGTACGAATCCACTTCACCTATGAAGGAAGCAGATGCAGAGAGTCTTTACCAGGAGGCAACACACCCGCCAACGTGGCGCATGCCAAGCGCATGGTGGAAATCATCAATTACGAAATACATTCCGGCACGTTCGATTATTCGCGCCACTTCCCCAATTCAACCAGGTTGGTCGAGAGTACGTTTGGTCACTACCTGGATCTTTGGCTAAGCATTAAAAAGAACAGCGTCGCGGCGACGTCATATCGCGGCTATTTGAACAAAGCTGAAGTCCATGTTCGTCCTCGGTGGGGCAGCGTGCAGATCGATGAAGTGGATCACCTCGATCTGCAGGAGTGGGTTCAGGTCACTCTCTCGGCCAGGCTGAGCAACAAGACCATTCGCGACATCATCAGCAACGTTCGGCAGGTGTTCAAGCTGTACCGCACCCGGAAGAAGGTGGCGCACGATCCGACGGAGGGACTTCATGTACGCCTTCCTGATCCGACTCTACCGGATCCGTTCACCCGTGCTGAGATTGTGCAGATCCTGGCCACGCCAACCAAACGCACCTTCGAGCTACTGATGATTCAGTTCATGATGTGGTCTGGGCCACGCGTTTCAGAAACTATTGCATTGGCGTGGGAAGACGTTGACCTGCAATCGGGCACAGTGACATTCAGGCGGTCAAAGGTGCGTGGTGCATATCGGGTGACTAAAACACGCAGATCGAATCGGAAAGTTCGCTTACTGGCCCCGGCGCTCGATGCCCTGCAAAAGCTTTGGGTACTGACGAAGGGCGGCAAGCCATATACGGTCGATATCGTCGAGCGAGACAACAGGACGGTCAGGAAGCACAAGCTGCATTTCGTGTTCCTTAACACGTCCAGTGGCGAACCGCATGTCAGTGACTTCACCATCCGCGATCGCTTCTTCAAGACCCACTTGGAGCATGCGGGCGTTCGATATCGCGGGCCTGGGCAGTGTCGGCATACCTACGCCAGTCAGTTGCTCAGCAGTGGTGTTGCCTCAATCGACTGGATCGCCGAACAGATGGGGCATACCGATGGAGGCATGATCCGTAAGCATTACGGCACCTGGATAAACGAGGACGGTCCGGACGTTATCGGCATGCTCGAGCACGCCCTCAAAATATAGCGTTTGTCCCATGATTGTCCCATGGAGCGTCCCATGGGCCATTTTTCACACGACGAAAACCACGAAGCCCCTGAGATTCTTCAATGAATTCAGGGGCTTCGTGCGTTTCTAATTTGGCGGTGAAGGAGAGATTCGAACTCTCGATACAGTTTCCTGTATACACACTTTCCAGGCGTGCTCCTTAAGCCACTCGGACACTTCACCGTATCTCTTCAAACATGTTCTGTCTGT